GTAGACATTGGCCCTACGACTTTCATCAACTTGTCCAACTTCCCCGTTACCTTCGACCCCTACTGGGTACACGTTTGCAAAAGTAAGGGCTGAGATAGACCCAATTTGCCCAGTAGCAGTTACAGAATCTATATTTGTCCCACGGAAATCTTCGCCCCAAGCGCCACGACTCCACGGGCCTGAACCCCAGCCGATGTAATTTATATCTGCACTTATTTTTAAAGAACTAACAACACCAGAACCTTGGACTCCGGTAACGTAATAGGCAAACTTTTCCTCTTCCTCACCTATCTCGCCATCACCCTGTACTCCTACTGCATAAACATTTGCTGCTAGAACAAGATCACCTACCCCGGTTTCCCCAACTCCTTCTACACCTGTTACATAAACATTAGCAACTTGATTAAACGTAACTACACCAACTTCTCCCGTCGCTTCTGTACCAACTATAGATGCATTAGCACCGGCAGTTACAAGGTCTTGCCCAAGTTCTACTTCAGCCTGCACACCAGCAGGTTCAACTTCTCCACCTGCGGCAACACCTACCGGATCAAATAACGCACTACCAACTACTCCAGTAACATTTACTAAAGCGTTTGGGTCGCCTAAACCAAAACTACCTGCTCCATACTCTCCTACACCCCATCCGGCACCACTTGGAGAACTTGGTGCTATTGGAGCCGGAGAACCAAGAGCGCCCGCACCTAAAGCACCGAAGCCAAACATTACTTATGTCCCTATCTCAGCCCATTGCTGAGTGTTCTCGTCCCAATTGTAAGTTTTTCCGTCTGTCGGGTAAGGCGTTGGCGCATCCCACAAGCAAGTATCTTCGTTAAGCGTCCACGATGCATAAGGCTTTGGCGGTATGAACGCATCAAGTACACGGTCATACGTGTAGCCAATACCTGCGTAATTCTTACGCAAGGGACGTCCTTCTGGGTGTTGTCCACCTTGAGTGTTGTAAGAAGTTTGAACCCAAGATGTTTTATCAGGCAGAGTGTCAATAAAGTCTTGTTCAGCAACAATGACTTGCTCAACAATGCCCTGTGCAGTAACTCGTGCAAAATGGCTCATGCTGTATACGTCCCTGAAGTTGTAAATGTGTGAATTGTGTAACCGCCTGATGATGTGATCGTTCCGCCTGTGCCACGCTGTGCGCCGAGATAGCGAACGATAACAATACCAGAGCCACCACCGCCGCCTGAAGTAGTGTTATATCGACCACCGCCACCACCGCCTCCGGTATTGACACTTCCTGCACTTCCACCACCACCTCCAGCGTTTCCGCCTCCGCCAGTACCGCCTGAACCATAAGTTCCTGTTGGCGCAGCGCTTTGTGCCCCGCCACCGCCGCCGCCTGCGTAGGTTACGGATGAGCCGCTAATAGAAGATGCAGTTCCATTGCCGCCTGCGGTTCCAGTATCGGCACTTGCATTTGCGGCAACAGCACTTGCACCGCCCCCGCCACCCCCAGAAGAATTTGCTGAGGGGCCTTCAAAACCATTGCCACCATTGCTTCCCTGAGATGGGGATACAGATGGAGTGTTTCCAGCGCCACCGGGGTTAGACCCTCCCCAAGCAGTTCCACCACCACCTGAACCACCAGAACCTCCGGTTGCGCCTGTACTAGAATCGTATCCTCCTTGATTACCTCCACGACCCCCACCAGCAGAGGTAATGGATGAAAAGACAGAAGAACTTCCGCTTGTTGAGGCTGAAGAAACATTTGTACCACCGGCACCACCAGCACCGACAGTCACAGTGTAGGCAGAACCAGAAGTTAAACTAAAGCCATTACCTGTTCTAAATCCTCCAGCGCCACCACCGCCCGTACCACCACCGCCGCCACCCGCAACAACAAGATACTCTACTGCGTAGTTGGTGCTAGTGCTGTCATATGTTCCAGAGGTTGTAAAAGTATGGATAGTGTTGCCGCCAGAATAAGTAACTGTACCGCCTGAGCCTCGTTGCGCTCCAGCGTAACTAATAATTACAATACCTGAGCCGCCAGCGCCACCTGCGCCTCGAATTGACGCATCTCCGCTGGTTGAGCCTCCGCCACCGCCACCGCCGGTATTTACGGTTCCAGCCGTTCCATTACCGCCGCCCGAAGTACCGGCATTACCGCCACCACCTGTACCACCTAATCCCACGGTTCCGCCAGCGTATGTACCGCCGCCGCCACCACCAGCGTAGGTGACTGATGAGCCGGATAGTGATGACGCTGTTCCGTTGCCGCCATTGCCGCCAGCCGTAGCCGTGCCGTTTGATCCGGATGCGCCAGCGCCACCGCCCCCAGCAGCCCCATAATTAGGCCCGCCAGCGCCGCTATCGCCCCCGTTTGAACCCTGTGCAGGGCTTGTGCTTGGGGTATTACCTGACCCACCCGTTCCCGGGGCTGGGGAACCAGCCGCTCCCGCACCGGAGCCGCCACTACTTGCGGCTGGGCCTTCTGCGTTTGGAGCACCACCACCACCAGCAGACGTGATTGTGCTGAAAACGGAATTGCTTCCGCTGCCGCCCGGATTAGAAGTCCCCGGGCCTGTTCCTCCCACCCCACCAGCACCGACTGTAACCGTATAAGCAGTGTCCGGATCTAAAGCAAAACCACTATTTGTTCTAAACCCTCCAGCACCACCGCCCGCACCTCTATCAAATCCACCCCCACCGCCACCAGCAACTACTAAGTAAGATACGGAATATCCATAATTTGATTGAGCAAAGTATTTCCACTCAGAGCCACTATAAACCTCGTACTGGGATTCTGTTGTGTTGTACCGAATCATTCCAGTAGAAGGAGAAGATGGGCGTTCTCCTGTCGTTCCTACTGAGATGTTAAAAGATCCAGTAGAAGGAGTTGCTGTATCGTAAGCCGCAGCCCGACCAGCAGGGTAGTTAACAAAAACATTTTTTGTTCCAGCAGAAAAGTTAACTAAATTGCCGCTGTTTGAAGACGACAATACGGTTGTGCGGGAAAGGGTGGTACCAGAGGCCGTATATGTGCCAACCCCATTTTCCCACTCACCGTTAGCGTTAACAATCCCGTAATAGGTAGAGTTGCCATCTCCTACGGCGGAAAATGACTGGAACCCCGACACCGCACCAGCAAGAGTAATCGTACCCGTACCGGTTGTTGTCGAGGTTTCTTGAACCCTATCTGCGAAAACAAAGGCCATTTAAGCAATCCTAATAATTGCATTTGATGCGTCGTTGGTTGGGAAGATGATGGTGAAGTCACCGTCCGAAGCGGTTTTGTCAGCACCAAAGTCCAACACACAAACCGATGCATTGGTCAGCGTGGTATTAGCATTGCTGTTTGCCGAAGGAGTGTTGTTATAAATCAGCGCACCACGAGCCGTGAAGTTGGCGTTCGTGAAGGTCTCATCGGAAAAGTCAGTAAAGCCTGTACCGGTGTTGGCGTTAATATTAGTTGCCGTTACACCTGTGTTGGTTAGTGCTTGTCCACCAGCCGTGTAGTTAGTACCGGATGACGAAACTTCGTTAGAAGCGGTGTAAGCAGTTGTGTTGGCATCCAAAGAAGCCGAAGAAGTGTACAGAGCAATTTTAAAAGTGTCTGCACCAGTTTGACCTGTTGGACGGAAATCGTGTACAGCCAAAAGAAGTTCGGCCTTAAACGAGGTTGTCATTGCTTGCGTGATTGGCATGTTAATGCTCCTTTATTCATCTAAAAGTTTAACAAACTCAGGATGTCCTGCTTTCCTGAACTTAAGAGCCAATGTCGTATGGTTTGACTTAATGGCTTCCTTCATATAAAACACCAAAACCTGACGGATTTGATCTTTGAACGCCTCTGCCTGATCCCGAATGGCAGGATGCGTTTGCGAACCTACAGAAATAATTTTATCCAAGGCCCGTTCTGCAACTTCCTCTGGTAAAAACCCACGACCAGAAGTTGTTAATACTTTGACCTGACTGCCACCTAAAAGGAAGGCTACTTCGCTCATTGTGCTCATCGAACTTGAACCCTTGCTTGAGTTGTACGGTATGTATCTTGACGGTCTTTGCCTTCGCCAAGTTGTTTCAACATGGCAAGTGCTTCATTATACCGGGCTACGTAGTTGTCGTTAACATCTTTCTCACCCTTCATAAACGCATATGCTTCTAACAGTGACCCATAAAGAAGAGCAGAGTCAAAGTTATTACCAAGCCAAGTTGTGCCTGATGTAACAATAGACGCCGGATAAGCGTAGTAGAGTAACTCCATGTCGTAGTCTGCATCGGGTGTTGGCCCTAAAATGAATGTATTCTCATCAAAAATAGCGTAATGAGTGGGTGCACCTGTAGTAGCAGGAGTGGGAAAAGACTCCCGAATGAACTCAACGTCTTTATTTAGCAGGTAGTCGTAACTTCCATCAGCGTTAATTCGGGCCAATGAAAATGTGGAAAGCCAGTCTATAGGCGTACTTAAAAACCTATTACCGCTTGTGCAATTACCTGTTACGTTATCCCGCATTACCGGGAGGTTGACGCTGTTATATATCCTCTGCTCGGCCTGACGAATAAACGTGTCCACCTGATCTTTTGTAAGAAAAGATGTCGTCGTAGCAGTGGTAGTAGAGACCACCGTATCTGGGAAATTATTCTCAGCATACGCTTGAATGGTCTGAAACAACGTCGAGTAGTTCACAACTTACCCCATTTTTCCGCTAATTTTGCGGCCTTTGGTTGCAGCGCCATAACCACGCATTTCACCAACACCATAAGGATTGACCGGAGGGTAGTTGCCCTTGCTATAAAAGCCGGTGGACATGTTTAGTTTGTCCATTTGCTCTGCACCAGTTTTATAAACTGAATAAGTTTGGACGTTGGTTGCCTTGCCATCCATAGTGTGAGGCTCGGCATAAACTTCAGCACTACCAACTTCCTTCCCCATCATTTTTGCGCTGTACTTAGCCATTATCGACCCCTTCCTGCGTTTTTATATGTAAAAGATGATGACTTTTGATTGGCAACTTTTGCCAGCCCACGGCCTAATTGTTTCATCTGAAGATTGGTCTTGCCGCCCTTGGCTAGTTTCTTCACATTGGCGTCCGGGTGAGCCTTGGCGCCCTTCTTTTTCATGTGTGCCTTCAATGCTGCTTTCATATCCATGTTTTGCTCCTAAGTAATTGTTACCGTTACTGCGCCTGTCTGCCCCGCCCCAATTAAATTATTTGGGATAGGTAAATCTAAAGAATTTCCAAAACCAACGGGGTTAAACCCCCATTGAATCTGTCTACTACCGCCAGAGGGCGTCCCAAAAGCATCTACATCCTCATTCGGCAAGTTTAACGGGTTAGTCTGAATACCTGTAAGACCGGCCTGTATGTAACTAGTATCGTTTCTTGGGTTCTGTAAAGCCTGTGGGTCATAAACCGGGTACATCCCTAACTGCAACTGTGGCTGATCCGGCTCCCAACAAGTCGGGCAAACCAGCAAATTGATGTTTTTGGTCTTGATCACCAATTTCTTCAATTGCTTCAACTGATACCGAAATCCGCATCTATCGCACTCCGCTATTGCTTTTTTGCCAGAAGCAAACTTTGGGCCGGACATGTCTTACCTTAATAGAAATACTGCCGTGGGGCTAGGCGTAACGACGCCTTCTCACGGTCTTCGCTAGAACCTAATGCCCACTGCTCTTCGTAGGACGCTTTCAGCATCTCAATCCTATTCATGGCATCGGGTATCTTCAAAGACAGATAATAAGCCAATCCAGCCGCCATACAAGGGATCATACGGAAAGGGATGTCCTCGGTATTAAGACCGTTGCCAGCGTCTTGGATACGGCGCAAACGCCAGTAAACAAAGGAATAAAAGTTAGACTGATCTGGCGAAGGCCAAACACAGATGTTGGGCAGGTTTCGTACCGTCACAATAGCCCCAGCAGTATGCCCAGTAGCCGTGCTGTTATCTACGCCACGAACACAGTTTTGTAGGGTATTCCCTGATATTTCGTTATAACCAATGGTTTCGTTGCCCAGTTTGATGAACCCGACATAGTTCAAACCTTCTACAGAACTGAGCGTAATAGTGTTAGAAGTCGAGGTAATCGTGGTGGCTAGGGTCTTGGTTGTGACGTTCTCATACCCACTCTGGCGGTCAATCCACACCTGAATCGGCCTGCCTTGGGCGTTCTTATTAGGGATCGTAGAGTAGGTGCTGCTAGAAATCCGGTTGATATTGATGTCTGACTGGTTAATACCGGTCTGGGTACGGATCACCATATCCATCAAGTCAATCGTGTCGTTTGGCAAGGCATAACAAATCTGTGCCTGATTTATGGGGATGGAACCCTGCTCAATAGTCCACAGGTTAATACCTCGGTTAGCCCACTCAATCGTCAATAGGTTCAAGGAACGACGGGCAGTACGCATATCGTAGCCCGAGCGTAATTCGGCGCCACAACGCTCAAAAGCCTCTTCTACGAGGTTATTGAGGTCTAGGTTAAAGGTGGTCGTCCCGGTTGTGCTCATTTCATCTTCTTAAGTGTTTGTGCCAAACGGGCACGTTGACCTAGTTTACCCGGGGCTTTAGCCGCTTTGGCAAGTTTTTTGGCTGGGATCTTCTTACCAGCCTTGACCCCCAAAGACTTTCTTAATGCACCGGGCTTTTTGATGGCTGACTTAATCCAGTTCTTCATCCTATTTTCCTATGCGGAGCAACTTTTTTAGCCACCCCTTTAGGCTGGGCGACGAACTGCTTTCCGGCTGCTTTTCCGGCTCGCTTGGCTTTGGTGGTCGCGGCGTACTCTTGCGGGGAGAGCGCTTTGATGGCGCTGCTTGGGAGGTATCTTTCCCCTGTAGCCTTCGGTCCTTGCGTAGAAGGTTTGCCACTTTTAGTTCTCCATTTCTGATCGGTCCACGCTTTTAGGGATTGTTGAGACTTAGCCAATCCACCGCCAGCCATTTTCTTTTTTCTTCCTGCGCAATGAGCCTTCTCCGAAAACCCTTTTGGGCTATCGCAGTTAATTGACCTTTTGCGCTTGTCTGACCACTTCACTTGTACCCACCGCCAGCCTTCTTATACTGCATAGCCAACATCTGAGCCTTACGAGCACTCCACTGACCCGGAGCACCGCCCTTGCCGCCAGCCTTAATACGCTCAAACAGGCCCTTACGCATGCCGGGTTTGGTGTAATTACCAGCCTCGTTCACACGAGACTCGCCACCCTCTTTGTAAGATGCGGTCTTCGCAGCCTGAGCAAAGTCACTCTTTTTAGGAGCACCTTTAGCACCCACACTGCGCATCTTTTCGCCTGACCCCGCCGCAATACGTTTTTTCTTTGCAGCGATATTGGCGTACAAACCGCCTCCTGCGTACATCTCAACCTTGTCCGGATCATCCTTACGGGTGATCGTCTTGGCTTTTGGCATCTTAGAGGGATTTATATCCCCCATGCCACGGCTTGGCCTCATTTGGTCATGCCACCTTTGGCAAGCAATTTGCCTTTAGTCTTACCTTTTATGGCAACACCGTCGGCTCGCTTAGAGGCGCTAGAAGCACCGCCGCTAGTTTTCATCTTGGACATGACACCGCCACCGGCCTTCATCTTAGACATCATGCCGCCAGCAGCAGCCATCTTTGTCATACCACCTTTAGCCATCTTGCCTTTGCCATCACCAACAAAAGTAGGCTTACCATCTGGCCCCATCGGCATACCACC